CACCTGTTGCTCCTACTGCTGGAGAATTGCGTGTTACAATACAACTTAGAGAATCGGAGAAACATAAAAATGTCGGAAACATATAATGGCACTGTAGTAGATTTTAAGTATCATGGTACAGGTTCAATGGTAAATGAAGAAGGTAGGAAGTGGGATGGTACATGGGCGAATAATGAATTTGTAACAGGCACCGAATACGATACAGATGGAACTACTGCCGTAGCTACATTTACAGACAAGGTTAGAACACCAGTTTAACTTAGTAATTGATTATGAAAGTAGTGGAAGATTTTTTACCTGACGAGATGTTTAGAGAATTGTCTTTTTGGCTTTGTGGTGGTGAGATTGCTTGGTATTTTAGTTCTAATATTGCTAACGAAGGTGAAGAAAACTCGATGAATAGTTATTTCACACATACGGCTTATCTTAACGATGAGTGGAGGTCTAATCTGGGGGGAGATATATTGAGAAGGTTAGTAGATGAAATTAAAGACCAAACAGTAGGTACTGAATGGGAAATAAAATCCCTACTACGAGTCAAGGCAAATTTATATCCACGAACCGAAACCTTACAATCCCATGATAAGCATTTCGATTTTCCATTTTCCCATAAGGCTATCCTATTTTATGTAAATGATAATGATGGGTATACTGACTTTGATACTGGGGAAAGAATAAAATCACAGTCAAATAGAATGGTATTTTTTGATGGTTCTACATTACATAATAGTACCAATTGTACTAACGATAAATGTAGGGTTAGTCTGGGTATTAATTACTTATAAGATAAATAGTATAAGATACAATCAATCTTAATAAGAAACGTATAAATAGTAAATAGTATAGAGAAATAAAATATGTCATCATCAAGTTACATAGGCAAGAGTCCTCAATACGGATTTTTCAATAAACAGAATCTATCTGCC